TGTGACTATCTAGATACTACCCAAGCATTGATGAATACCCCCACGTCAGGACAGACACTTTATTTAGTCTCCACAAGTGCGGATGATAACTCAACAGGCCCAGGTGCAAGAACAATAAGGATTGTTTATCTCAATGCTGCTGGGGTAGAGCTAGCTACAACGGCGACGCTGAATGGTACCACTCCAGTGAATCTTGGAACAGGGTTCACCTTTATTCAGTGGATGGAAGTAGCCAGTCTTGGAGCTAACGAAGTCTCCTCAGGAAACATTACTGTTTCCAGCACTAATGGTGCAGCAACCGTTGCAACCACTTTTTGCATGGTTAGGGCTGGGGGAAATAGATCCCTAGATGGCCGATATAAGGTACCAACGGGTCATACAGCTTACGTTACTTATTGGGGGGCAGCCGCAGTTGGTCTCGCCACCATGGACACTCGTCTGCGTGCAACTGTCTTTGCGGATGACCACACGCTTTCCACTGTGTATCACTTTCTGGACAGAGTCTTCCTAGCTATAGGAAGTGGTTCAGACATGCTATCTAACTACACTAGTATCCCTGCGGAGGGAGTTATCAAGATTTCGGCTATTCCTTCATTAACTGGTGTTGGTAACAAGCTAGATTGTGACTTCCATCTTTTAGTGGTATCTAACTAAGGAGACTTAAATGTCCGATGTAGACAATATTAACCTAACCAAGCTGGTGGAGGATAAACTCCTATCTTGGCTGCGGCAGAAGTATGGCGAAGGCATGGCTGCTCTCAAGAAAGAGCGCGCCTTTGAGCAAATGTCGGACGCCATTAGGTACATCGAGGGCAAGCAATATACCACGAAGAACAAGGCTATCTCCACGATTGTAACCAATCGTTTGAGGAAGATCGCCCTTGAAACCGTAGCCACGATGACCGATGTACGGCCAATTTGGAATTACGAAACTTATGTGGAGGAATATGCACCCCAAGGGGAGATCCTCAATAAGCTGGCTAGAAGTTGGTGGAGAAATACTAACGCCGACCGTAGGCTTGCTTCGATCCTCCTTTATGCTTGCGCAGGGGGTAGTGGGTACGGTCTCCTAACATGGAACAAAGAGCTTAGTCAGGGAGATGGTGACCTTGAGCTAGTGCCTTTCGATCCACGGGATGTCGTTCCAATTGATGCTGTCTATAGTGATAATATCCAGGATTGGAGAGGGGTTATTCTCCGCCAGAGATTCCCCGTAGAAACTCTCCGGAAGATGTTTCCTTCCAAGGCAAACTACATCATTGGAAAGGAACTCTCCTGGAGTCCAGTGTATCCAGATAAAACTGGCAAGTCTGAAGCGGTAATCTCCCCTCTTTGGGAGAGCATTGATATGAAGAAGAACCTCAATGATGTCCCCGGCGTGGATGTTATGAGGGCTTACATGAAGGATGACTCCTTAAACCTTACCGATGCTACCATCACTATGGGAGAGGGAGATTGGAGCTACGTAGTTTATCCCATGGGTGGAAACACCCCAGACGGAACTCCCATTACAAAGGACATGGCTAGGCTCTATCCGCGAGGAAGGTTGGTGATTTTCACTCCGGAGTGTGTTCTGCGAGACATTCCCAATCCTCATTGGCATGGGCAGTTTCCGGTTATTAGGTTCACGCTAGATCCTCTTCCTTGGACACTTCTAGGAACGAGTCTAATTGGGGATCTGATCCCCCTTCAGGATGCTCTCAATCAGGCCCTTAGGGGTACTGAGGATGGCCTCCGGCAGTGGGTGCAGAGAAGCGTGGCTGCTGATAAGAGATCCATGCCAAAGAGTGCCCTTGATGCCCTAGATACCAGGATGGGTGGCTTGAAGTTCCATTACAACCCGGCTGCCGGGGAACCCTTCAAGGTCATTGACGGGCCTGACCCGCAAGTCTTCACTCTCTACGAAAAGATCATCGAATTCTTCAAGACGGAGATCGAAGATGTGAGTGGTATGCGGGGAGTTGCTCAATTGGCTCAAATGGGCCAAATGCCCTCCGCAGATACCATGGAACGTTACATGGAGGCCCTCTCCCCCATCCTGCGGCTTAGAAGCCGTAGTATGGAGATCTCCTTGTCTCAGCTAGCCAACATGATAAAGATTGGCTTCTACCAGTGGTATTCTGCCCCCCGCAGGATTGAGCTTCTAGGTAAGGATGGCGTCTCCAGAGAGGACTTTGACTTCGATCCAGCAAACATGGTCCCAGCCGGACATGGTGACAGAGCTACTAGGACGATGAAGCATCAGAAGCTTTTCAGCTTCCAGGTAGCCCCAAACTCCTGGTTGAATGTATCCCACACCACCCAGAAGATGTTTATGCTACAGCTTTTACGGGAAAACCTCATGGATCCTTGGACAGTGTGGAAGCAATTCGACGTGGCCGACGCTGGCCCACAACCCGCAGAGACCGTGCCTGAACGAATTAAGTATGCGAAGGAACTTGGCCTCATGCAAGGCCCAACTCCAGAACTTGTTCAGGCCCAACTTAAACTTCAGATTCAGCAGGTTCAAATGCAACTTCTTCAGATGCAACAGATGATGCAGCAAATCCAAATGGGGCCGGAAGCGGGTGGCGCTCCCCCAGGCGGGGCAGGTCCCGGAGGCTCGTCTCCCCCAAAAGGCCAACAGGGTAGGCCCCCCTCGGGTGCCATACCTCCCCACTTTGAGACACGAGACGGTGGCACCCGACCTATTGTAAGTGAGAGCGCATAAGGGCTTGACAATATAATAGTTACGTTGTATAATGTGGAACGAGGGGAGTACCCCCTCACAAAGGAGTAACCAAATGGCAGAGAAGACGAAGGTCATCGTGAATACGCCCTTCAAAGATGCTGTAGCTAAGAAAGCTGGTGGGCTCGCTAGTCCCCAGCCTCAGTCTGCCGGCACTCAGGGCGGACGTAAGTAAGGCTTATCATGGCAAGCCAGCCACCTCTCAAATTCGGGGGACCGCCTCCTGGTGCAACACCAGTGGGGTTAAGCTCCATGCAAGTAAGTCCCCTACGTAGTTCCGAAGCCTCTGGTGGCGGAGCAGGAATTGCAAAAATGTTGTATGCCATCGAGAATAGTCTCGATTCACTAGCTGGCGTTATTCCTGAAGAGGCCGAGCAGATCGACAAGATCAAAGCTCTTCTTCGGGAAGTTCTAGCTAGGGCAGTTTCCAGCGGAGCGGCGTTCTCCGGTGCAGAAGATCGGACAAGCGGTATTCAGTCCGGTCCTCAGGAGCCGTTGATCTAGTCGTAACCCGTTTTGGAGGTTGATATATGTCCAAGAGAGAAGACGAAGCTTATGCGGCGTGGTTGGAAGAGTTGATCGCTGAGTACCCGGATGAACTTCGGGACAAGGCTAAGGAAGCTCTATCTTCCCCTGTCGCGCGTGAGCGTCTTTATCGCGGAACCATCCGTCAGGATGATTACTACCGCAGGCTGAACGAAATTGAGGATGCTAAGAAAGAACTCGAATCTGCACGTGACGAGCTTTACGCTTGGTACGAAGAAGAGTCCCCGAAGCAGGAAGTGCTCATTACAGAGCGCGACCTACTCAAGAAGCAGCTTGCTGACCGTGCCGGAGATCCTCCCGCTGCCGCAGGAGTTCCTGGCTTCTCTATTGAAGATCTCGCAGTCTTGAAGGCAAAGGCCGAAAAGATTGAGGTTCTCGACAAGATTATTCCCGCAGTTCTTGCTGATAGCATGGCTATCGCCAAGGATGCTGTGAAGAACAACTTTGAATACGATCCTCACGAGGTCATGCGGCTATCACTACAGCATGGCGTTGAACCCTATAAGGCTTATGAACATCTCACTTCCGACCAGCGAAGGAAACGTTACGAGAAAGAACAGGAAGATGAGAAAAAGAAGTGGGTCGAAGAGGGACGGCGTCAGGCTTTAACAGCTAGAAATGGCAGCCCAGATCAACTTCCCATCTCGGGACCATCAATATTCAACACGCTTGCGAAGAAAGACGCACCCGAGTCTACTCAAAGGTCTAGAGTAGATGCGGCACTCGCAGCCATGCTTGATATGAAGGATGATGGATCGGGCTTATCTTAACCCTAAGGAGTAACAATGGCTTTCCTTGATGTTGTCAATACGATCTCTCGTAAGATCACCGTTCCTGGTCTTACCGATCAGATCTTCAAGGCCGGGCCGACGGTCGCGTACATTAAGCGGAACTGCTTACAGAAGTGGCAAAGCTTCCAGATGCAGGAGAACTTCCTGTATGGTATGATGAACGTTGAACCGTATCTACCCGGTGACAGCTTCGACATCAGCCAATCTCAGATCTCTACTGGTGGAACCCTCACACCCCGTTATTACAACGTGTCGGTGCCGGCTCTACTTGAGAAGGTGAAGATTGAGTACGCTGGTCAAGAAGCCGTATTCAACTACGTTGATGTGCTTATGCAGGCGGCTGCGCTCACGATGAGTGCCAAGCTTGCAACGGATATCTTTGAGCATGGTCAGATTTCGTCTACCGTAGTTCAGAACCGTACTAAGGTGCTCAACGGTTTGGCAGAGGCACTGAGTGATGGCGCCACCACGGATTTCCGTGGTCGTACCTTCCCTTCGTATCTCACCCTTACTCGTAACGACGCGAATATTGGCTCCGCTCTCAACAGCCCGATGACGGCTGCGGCCGGCACCATTGCAGCGAACGTTGCAGGCTCCATCTCCTATCCAGTTCTTGAGCAGGGTTACAACTCTGTTGTGATTGGTACGGAGCAGCCTGATCTTATCGTTACTACGAACAAGGGTCTTTCGTACATTAAGATGGCCTTCCAGGCGCAACAGCGCTTCGAGGGTACGAGTCTCGACTTTGGCTTCCAGGGTATGAAGTTCAACGCTGCAACGATCTTCCAAGATCGGTATGCACCGGGTTCGGCTTCAGTCAGCTCGCAGGAAGCTACTAAGCTAGGTCTCTCGGCTCTTGATGGTACTTCGTCTACTGTCGCTGGTGAG